CATGTCAACGGTCGAATGGAATATCGTCGTACCGGTCAAGCAGCCGGCCGACCTGAAGGGCGTGCAACCGGGGAAGCTCCCCGAGTCGCTTCTACGACCCGCCGCGGGCGGCGGCAAACTCCACTGGCTGACGGCCGCCGCGTGGGGGGCGATGGTCGAGGCGGCGAAGGCCGACGGCATCGAGCTCAAGCCAGTCTCCGCAGGCGACACGTACCGCACCTACGAGTCCCAGCTCGCCTCGTTCAAGCAGAGGTACACCAAGGAGCCGAACGGTAACTCGACGAGGACATTCGAAGGCGTCAAGTGGTACAAGAAGGATCCGAAGCTGGCGAGTTTGGCCGCGCCGGGCACGTCCCAGCACAACACCGGTCTGGCCGTCGATGTGCACACGGCGGGTGAGCCGAAGCGCCTCAAGTGGCTGATCGGAAACGTCCGCAAGTTCGGTTTCAGCTGGGAGGTCGTCCCCGAGGAACCATGGCACCTCAGGTACACCGAGGGCGACAATCCGCCGCCAGCGGTCTCGGAGTGGATGGCGAAGAACAATGTGCAGAGGCCGTCGGGCGCACCGGTCACGTCGCCTGGCGCTCCGACAGTCAATCTCGCCGTCGCCCCACCCACCAGTGCGCACAAGGACGACGGTGGCGACCTCGACCCGGGTGACAGCGGCCCGAGGGTGACGAAGTTGCAGGAGGAACTCGCCGAGCGAGGCTTCTACAAGGCCACTCCGGACGGACAGTTCGGCCCGAAGACGGAAGAGGCGGTCATCGCCTTCAAGAAGTCCAAGGGGTACGGCGAAGGTCCGAAGGCCGGCAAGCGCGTTCTCGATGATCTGGGGATAGGGCTATGAAGAACTTCGACATGAAGGAAAAGACATGGAGTTCGTAGTTCTCGCCGTATCGTCGCTGACGGCCATCATCGTCGCCAACCTTGAGCGTCGGGCGCGGAGCGACAAGGAGAAGTGGAAGCAGAATTCAGACGACCACAACTCGCTGGTCAACAGGATGGACATGATCGGATCGAATCTCGGCAGGTCGCTGGACAGGGTCGAGGAGAACCTCACCGTCCACATCGCGCGACTGGAGAACAAGGTGGACAAGCACGACGAGGTGCTGTTCAACCACCTCGCCGATCACGCCATGAGGTCGTTCACCGAGGAGCAACCGCCGACCAAGGCGAGAAGGAAGCAGGCCAAGGAATCATGAATCTGGAAATGTTTAAGGGGATCGCCTACAGGGTCGTGGCAACCTTCCTTGCCACCGGTTTGGGGGTCGTCGGCGCGGGAACCATCGCGGGGGTGGGCCTCGTCAAGTCGATTTGGATGGCGGGCATCGGCGGCGTGGCCACCGTGGTGGAGGGTCTCTCAAGGGCATATCTGAAGGACGGCAGTCTCGACCAAAGCGAGATAAACGCCGTGTTCAACAAGGTGGACGGCGGGGAGGAGTGAAAAAGCTCGTCCTCGTGGCGCTGCTAGCGATGTCCGGGTGCGGTTACGACGGGCACTACAGATACGAGTGCCAGGACCCGACCAACTGGGAGTCGGATGAGTGCAACCCGCCGAAATGCAAAGTTGACGGGGCGTGCTCGAAGGATTTGATCGGATTCGACTGGGAGGAAAACAACCCATGAGCAACAAGTACACGCCGGAGGATCTCGACGCCAGACTGAAGTTCGTGGTCGGCTGCATCCTCGGGTTCGTCCTGACCGTCACCACGATCGGCGTCCTCTACGCCCTGGTGTTCGTGACCCAGCCGATAGGAGTGCAGTCGGAGAACGACAAGATGTTCTTCGGGGTCCTGTCGTCGGTGGCGACGTTCATCACGGGGACGCTGGCGGGCCTGATGATCTCGACGGGCAGGAACAAGCACGCGGAGACCGAGGCGACCACCGAGGACGCCGGTCAGGAACCATGACGCAGGGGTATGTCACCGGCATAGACGTGTCCGAGTACCAGGGGGAAATAGCCTGGAAGAAGGTCGCCTCGTTCGGGTTTGATTTTGCATACATCAGAAGCAACGTGGGCACCAAGCAGGATTCCATGCTTGAGTACAACTCGAAGCGCGTAGCGAACAACAAGATACCGTTCGGCTACTACGTGTACGTGAAACCAGAACTTGACGCCGAGGAGCAGATATCAATTCTTCTCGACGCACACCGCAAGTACGGGGCGAACCTCGCTCCACAGATAGACGTAGAGCACCACGGCGACCTTCACCCAAGGCATGTGAGGAAATCCGTTGACCACATCATAAAGCGTGCGACCGAAGCACTCGGGAGACCCCCGACGGTGTACAGCGGCGATTGGTTCTGGAATTCGAGGGTCAAGTCGCGCAAGCACGGCAACTGCCCGCTATGGGTGGCGAAATACGTCCAGTACTCGCAGAAGGAATTCGAGCAGAACGGCGTGCCGATGAACCCCGCCGACTGGGTCGATTGGGCATTGTCTTTTGAACAGCCCAAACCACTGATGGGCTGGAAGGATTGGGACATATGGCAGTTCGCCGCTGGGCACAACAACTGCGGCAAGCGATACGGGATGGTCTCCAACGACCTTGATCTGAACATCATGAAGGCGGAATGCATGGCGAGGCTCAAGCTCGGCTGAGCCCGAGAAGAGTAGAGCCCGATGAGCGCGTCGGCGGCGGTTTTTTGCCCGTAATGGCGACGACTCAAACAAGAGTACCACGGATCCGCAACCGCCTCGTCTAGGCTCTGGGGGGTAAACTTGTGTTAACCCAGCTCGCCCGGAACGGACGACCTTTTTTCAAATTTATCTGGGGTTGAGATGGCCGAACAAACGATGAAATGGCACCAGGACGGTCATTCCTTCCGCGTGGTCATCGACAAGTCGACGGTGCAGATAGTCGATTTCCACTGCCCGCACAGGGCCGATGCTTCGCCGGTGTGCCGCGTGAACGACGAGTGCATCGTGGAGAGATTCGTGCTCGAGTACGGATTCGACTGCAACGTCGGCGTCTCGCCGATCGACGGAACGATGGAGATCGCCTGGACGCTCGTCGGCGACACCAGGGACTACGCGACGTGCCAGGTCTGGATAATCCCCACGACGGACGAATTCTTTGCCGCGTGGGCCAACAGTCAGAGGTCGGAGTTGCAGCCGAAGGAGTAGTCGTCTACTAATCTTCGGATTATGAAGAAGTCTGAAATCAAATGGAATCAATACTTGAAGGCTTTGCGAAAATTCTCCGAGGCAAAGGGCCACACCGCCGTGCCCGCAAGTTACAAGGCCGAGGTGGACGGCACGACGCTGAAGCTCGGCAACTGGGTCGGCTACATACGCTCGAGGGGAAGGTCGGGAAAACTGCCGGCGGACAGGGTCGCCGAACTTAGCGCAATCGCCGAATGGACTTGGGACACCAGGAGGCCCGGTCCCCGCGGGAACCCCGGCAGGGACATGAAGATAGCGATTGCCAGGAGGGACGGGCGGAGCCTACAATCAATCGCACTGGAATGGAATCTTTCAAGGCAACGCGTCCATCAAATCGTGAGAAGACTGGAGGATTCGGTCAAATGAGGATTTTCGCAGGTCTCGGCGTCTCCTCCGGCCTGATCACCGTGTGCTTTCAGGCCCTGTCATGGGTCGTGCGCTCCGAGACGGGAACCGACTTCGGTGCGTCATGGCTCAACTCGTATGTGGGCTCCGCCGCCCTCCTCATCGCCATCGCCACCGTAAGGGCGGTCTTCACGCCGGGCAAGAACGCGTAGTCTCCCCAAGGGGTCGCCGCGTCGAATGAGGATCAACAAGAAGAAGGCCCCGCAACGCAAGGTCGTTGAGATAACCCGCACGGGGAAGTGGGGCTCGGTCGTCTACCTGCACGCCCTCGAGTGCGGACACGTGGAGGAGAGGAAGAGGCCCGCCAAGACGGCGGTCATCGCCTGCGCCAAGTGCGTCATGGCGGAGGATTTCGGCCAGCAAACGAGGGATCTGGTGAGGATCGGCGTCGGCTACGAGGCGATCACGGAAATGGAGATGAAGCCCGACCCGATAGAGATACTGTTCTCGTCCTCCGAGAGGAACGTGGAGAGGATCAGGGCGAGGATCGCCGACGTGCTCGGGATTCAGCCGGACGGCGTCAACGTGTTCGTCGAGCAGGACGAGAACATGCTCGTCTCGGGGGCGACGGTGTTCCTGTCGGCCGCCGACATAGCCCGGTTGTGCGAGGAGGGTTAGTCGTCCTTTTTGCAACGGTGGGCGTACTTCGGACCCCAGGTGCACGGGTCCCAGGGACCCCATCCGGAGTACTGGTAGAGGAGGTAGCCCGCCCTGAGGTTCGTCAAGGGATCCAGCAAAGGTTCCTGTTCGCATATCCCGAGATCGAGGCACAGCCTCGCCCACTTGTTCCGCTTGAGGTTGTAGTTCACCCCGTTGATCTGGAGCAGGCCCGTGTCCGAGCGGTGGTTCCATTCCGAGACCCTGAGGATCTCGCAGTTCTCGTTCACCACGTCCCCGCCCCGACGGTTGGGGCAGCCCCCCGATTCACGGAGGATTATCTTGGAGAGCCTGTCGTGCGTCTCCTCGGGCCAACCAGCCTGCGCCGCGAGACGGGGGAGCCACGAGACGTCCCCGTGCCTGAACACGGGGGCCGGGGCGGCAGCCGTCGTCGTCGGGTTCATGGCCAACTGGCGGTCCCTCTCGGGCCGCTCGGAGAACATCAGGGCGGCCTCCACCGGACCGTAGATGTCGGCCGGGGGCAGCCCGGACGGTGCCGAGGCGGCGTTTGCGATGCCTATGGATACGTTGATTATGGCAATAAATATGGCGATGACGAACTTCGTTTTTCGCTTCAACCTGATTCTCCTCGGTTAGGGGATGGGACGGCGACGACACGGCCTCACGAGAGCCGCGCTCGGGTCGCTTCTAGTTACTCACCTCGTGGCAAGTCATGGGTAAATTATACCGAACAACGGGGGTCGGTCAATGGTTAGCCCCACGAATCGGGCCCACGAAACCCTTGTTCCAAGCCAAGTTCCCTTGTGCTAGGAATTTATTTGACCGGGCAGGCCCCGGTTGAGCACTCCTCGAGGGAGAGCTCGTCGCCCGATGCGACGTCGTGCAATGGCACGGAAAAGTCGATCTTCGAGAAGAGCCTCTCGTACTGACCCTCGTCTATCTCCTCGTACGGAGGCAGGGGGAAGTTGTGGTCGCTGTGGAGCAGGAAGGACACCGATTTGACCCCGCGGTCGTAGTTTTCGGACAGCCAGTTCTTGATGGTCTCGAGCTCGTCCTTGCGGTAGTAGACGGTCACCGACACGGCGTTGTCGGCCCATTCCCCCTGCATTCTCCTGACCCACTCAAGTTGCTGTATTGCCGTCATTTCCGACGCCAGCACGGCACCCTTGGGCGACTCGCATGGGAAATCGACGACGTAGCGGGTGTGATCCTCCCGGCCGTCTATGCCGATGTCCCACTGCACCTTGTAGCCGCGTTTACGGCACGCCTCCACCAACGGATCGGCGGCCCCGAACCTCACCCTCCTGATGTAGTACCTGGCGTAGGCGGGGTGGACGCCGGGCGTAACTCCCGGGAGGAGCGAAAGCGTCCCCGACGGCTGGACCGTGGTCAGCCTGACCGACACGGGCAGGTCGTTGTCCTTGGAGAAAACCTCGTCGAACGCCCTGAGGCTCTCGTATGCGGGCGACAACCACGAAAGCTGCTCGTCCGAAGCCTGGAGTATTCCGGTCACATTCTGGCCGAGTCGTGCGTTCCTTCTCACGGCCTCGGAGGTTTTCTCGTACGGGTAGTCGAGCCTCGTCACCTGCTTCTGGACCTTGTACAGCAGCTCGGATATCTCCTTGAACTGCTTCAGCGACTCTATGTTCGGCAGGAAGATGGTCGCGAGGTTGCACGACTCGCCGTCGGCCAGCCCGATCTCGGCGCATGGGTTGAAGCCCTCCACGGTCGGGTCTGGGCGCTTCTCGCCCAGGCGACCCTGGGTGCGCGCGAGCTTGCGGTTGACGAGGCCGTACGGCTCCCCGGAGCCGTCGTAGCCCTTCCACAGCTCCGGGAGGATCTCGTCGTACGAGTCCGCGTAGATGCTGTTGTTGGAGTTGGCCCTCCACGCCGGCACGGAACCCGACGACCAGTTCTTGGCCCTGAGGAACAGCACGTCGTCGGGGTCGCCGATCGCAATCTGCGCCGAGCGTCGCGATGAGCCGGAAACGACTATCCGGCCGATGATGTTGCAGATGTCCAGCACGTCCACTGATCGCAACTTCTTTCCCTCGCGGTTCGTCATCACCTGGCAGATGTCCTCCACCCCGTCGATGAGCGCCTGCGGACCCGACGCGGTGCCGCCGAACGTCTTGAGCGGGGCGCCGAACTGCCGGATGAGGATCGTCGAGTAGGAGAATGACTTTCCCGTGTCGAAGAACGACTTCATGACGCTGTGCAGCAGGCGGCGCCACCCGTTCCTGCTGTCCGGGACGATTATGTCGGCGTCGTTGGTTCGCTCGTGGGTTATCTGGACGCCGGTCTTGACCTTCGGCAGGTCGTGGATCTTCGCGCGCTCCACGGAGAATCCGACGCCGCCCCCGAGCATCAGGTAGTCGAACAGCAACTCGAAGTCCTCGATCTTCTCGATGTTCGTGAAGTAGCAGTTGTTGAGCGACGTCCCGCTGAACTTCCTGACGAGCGGCGTCCCGAGTTGCCAAAGGGCGCGGCCCGCCGGCAGGCAACGGAGGTTGAACATGTGATCGAACAACTTCTCGGCCTCGGCGTCGGTCAGCTTCGCCCCGATCTCGAGCGCCCCGTTCACGGTGCGGGCGCACGTCTCCAACCACGTCTCGTTGCGCGAGCCGTCCTCAAGCTTCCTGCTGTAGGTGCGCATGTACACGACCTCACCCAGGCCGCCGAATCCCCACGGCGCCCTCCTGGACGCGTATGAGGACAGAAACTCGCTTGACAATGACATTCGAACCCCCGTTCGCAGAATGTTAGATAATACATCGAACGACGCCGCCGACGCCGTCAATCTTTCAAAATACCGAGCTTCCTTGCCTTGTCGATAGTCACGTACGAACCCTTCTTGGCGAGACGCACGGTGATTTTAGTAAACGGAGTTATTTGTCTCTCCTCGAAGACGTCTTCCTCGACCAAAATCTTTGCCGATTGCACCAACGACGGCGGCAGGGATGCCTCGTCGGAGAACGCGACCTTGCTCGGTCTCGGCGAGTCCCCGACGCAGTCACCGTTCGGCTGCCCGCAGATGATGCAGGGTTGCCTGTCCGCGGCGAGATACGAGGCTCCGTCCCTCATGTGCGGAGATTGATCGGTCTGGGCGGCGAAGGCTGGGTCCCTGAAGGAGTTGGACATGAGAAGATTTTACATCCTCGCCTACTCGCAGGAGATCAACTTGTTCCTCCTGCTCCAGTCCCTCTGGTGGTTGGAGCAACACTCCTCATAGTTGTAGCGGCTGATGATCGTCGTACAACCCTCCCACATGCACATCCTCCTGCCCGACGCGGTCACCTTCCCCGCCTCGGAGGCGGCTTCGGTGAGCGCCCTGAGCATCGGTTCTCTTTGCTTTTCGCGGTACTTGCGGTCGGAATTCTCCCGCACCCTGCGCGCCGTCGGTGCGCGCTTCTTTCCCTTTGCCCTGCGCGTCTTCTCCCATTCCCTCTTGCGCTTTTTCGTGTGTGCGTTCGCCTCGGAGGACTTGATCATGGCAGTCAATATACAGGGTCCACCGCGGGGAGGAGTTCGATGGGATAATTTTTTTATGGGGTTCTGGCTCAGCATCAAGATCGTCTACTACCGAATCGCCACGAGGTATTACTTGTGGAGGTGCTCAATGATCCCCGACGACGCAGAAAGTCCCAGATGATTTCAACGTTGACCACCGCGCCCTAAACGTGCTATTTTATGTTCGTGGGAAATAAGCGTAAGTGAATCTGCAGATAATCGTCTCGCCGATAATCACGAAAGTCAAGGGTGGCGGCTACTCCTGCAAGATTGAAAAGGGCGACATCCGCCAGAACGGGATCACCTACAAGGACCAGGTCAGGAGGCTGACGCTGGACCTCCCCGACGGGACGCAGCTCGTCCACGAGACCAAGGGATTCGGCTGCGACGACAAGGCGAGGAAGTGGCTGTCCGAGGTCACGGGCGGCACTATCGCCGGCTACTAGCCGGTGGTTGTATGATTTCGGGATGGCTGGTCCACAGAAGAAGAAGCAGGCCCGCGAGGAGAAGAACGACGAGCAGTCCGCCTTCTCTTCGGCGGCGAACTCCGAGTACAGCACCATCACCCCGATGCTCGACGCGGCGTACGCGCGCTTCCACCACCCGTTCAAGGGGTTGAGCATTCACTGCGCCACCGATAGCGAGAAGTTCACCGACACTTTCACTGAGTTCTGCGAGAAGGGGTTGGCGAGGAAGATGGTGCGCGAGCTTTGCGACTACGCCGACCGTTACGACCCCCGCTGGAGGAGCGTCCTCGACAGGGCGGCGAAGAAGGCGAACATCAACGTGGCCGATTACCTGACGGAGAAGAAGATCGTCTAGGCGTTCCGGGGGTGGCTCACTTCCACTTCTTGTCGCAGGTCTGACACACCGTCACGCCCCAGGGGTAGGAAACTATATTGCAGTCGGTGCGACGGCACACGCTCGGGTCGACCTGGCTCCTGGCGATGTGCCCCCTCACCGCGTCCCTCACCATCTCGGCCATGGAGACCCCGAGCGACTCGGCGAACACCCTCCACGACTCGTGCTCGTCGGGGGTCATCCGCATGAGGAACTGCTTGGTCGCCGGCTTGCCGGGCTCGCTCCTCGTGTTCGCCCTCCGCGTGAGCGACTCGTTCCTCATCACGGCGTCCATCGCCGGGCCCATGTTGTCCGCGGTGTCCGAGCTCACGACTGCGAATCTACCTCATCGGCTGGTTCGGGCTCTGCAACGACCTCCTCAACGACCTCGCCCTCGATGATCCCCGGCTGCCCGAGTATCTCCCTCACGGTGGACTGCGGCAACGCCCCGCTCCTGCCCATCAACTCGAGCAACTGCCTCGCCTCGGCCTCGGCGGTGCCGACCCTGAACTCGGCCACGGGTTCGGCGCCGGCCAGCGTCGCCCTGACGTTGACGGTGGAGTTCGACTCCATCTGGATGGCGATGTTCGTGCGCTCCATGCCGAGGAGGCGCGACCTGCGGTCCATGATGCCCAGCACCTGCTGTATCGCCTTCACGTCGGGCTCCAGCTGTATCTCCTGGCCGTCGTCGGCGGTGACCTTGCGGTGCTGCGTCATCGGCCATATGGCGGCCTGCAACGCGTCGAGGCGCTCCAATTCCATCCTCAGGAGCTCGGGGTAGGCCATCAGGGCCTCGGAGTTCATGTCCTCGAGCACCTTGCGTATCCTCGACGCGACGCCGCGCGAGGTCATGTTGAAGCGCTTGCCGATCTCGGGCAGGGACACGCCGGCCTGCCTTAGCTTCATGATCTTCGAGTCCCTCTCGCTCAGGAACTCGCGCGTCAGCGCCTTGCTCTCTGCCATGCAACGATTTTAGTTCGATTCGGACTCGACCGAGACGAAGGATCCGTCGGACGTTCACCCGAGGGAGGCGAGACGACTCGCGGCGATCCTGCAGTGCGCATCGTCGATCTCCACGCCCACCGCCCTCCGGCCGGTCTGTTTGGCCGCCAGCAGGGTCGTCCCGCTGCCGCAGAACGGGTCGACGATTATCTGGCCCGGGGTGGTGTGGTTGAGAATCAAGCGTTTCATGAGAGATAAAGGTTTTTCGTACGGGTGTTCCGTCTCTCCCTCGACGAGGTCGGTGAAAACGTTCGTGTACTGGCTCCAGTGCCGGTCGGTGTTCCACGCGAGGTCGCCACCGAAGAAGATCATCTCCACGAACCTCGAGTACTTTCGCGAGGTGTTCTTCGTGCTGATCGGCTTCACCCAGAAACCGAACTGGCTTGAATTCACCCACTGGTTCTCCGGCGGCATGAACACGATCTTGCCCTTGGCGACACGGGCGAATTGCCGATCGAGGGTCCCTATCTCGTCGCCGTCCAGGTCGTACGGCGGGTCGGTTATGACCGCGGCGGCGAAGTCGTCCACCAGCGACTCCAGGAAATCGAACGCGTCCCCCCTCGCCACGACGACCGACCCGTCGTCGTAGAGGGGCTCGATGATGGTGGGCCGAGAGGGGATCGAACCCCCGACCGAGGCATTATGAGTGCCCTGCTCTAACCACTGAGCTATCGGCCCGCTACGGAATCCCACTCCTTCTCCCTCCGTTGGAGGAACGAGACGAGCTCATCCATCGTTCTCAGGCAGGACTTCGGGGCGACGTAGAAACTGTCGGTGATCTTCTTCTTGTTGTCGAACAGCAACTTGGTCTGCCACTGGGGCCTGCTCGATCCCGGGATCACCAGGCACTCGTTGTTCTCGATGCAGACGAACACGTACGCGACGGGTTTCTCCGTCTTGCCGTCCCAGCTGCCGACGGTGTCGACGATCATCGTCGCGAACGGGAAGGAGGATGGGTCGGAGGTGAAGAACTTGCCCTGACCCTTGACCTCGAGGGCGCCGGCGCGCGTGACGACGTCCTTCTCGCCGTGGGTGAACTCGGATATCTCGCTCTTCGTCCTCGCGTACCGCAGGGGCGGGCAGTCGGCCCACAGACCCCGCCTGCGTAGCAGCTCGGCCACGTACTTGTTGCGGGAATGACCGTCGGCGAAGGCCTTCTTGTAATCCTGATCGGACCAGGTCATCCCCGGAAACTAGCGCGGTTGACGTCACGGGTCAAGGGAGTTATGCTTCCCGCCGATGGGAAGGTTCGTTGTTAGTGTTGTCAGGCAACCGGATGACGAGACGTCAAAACTCTACGATGACGAGGAGCTGATAAGGGTCCTCCTCGAGTCGAAGGGGTTCTTCGTCTGTTCTTCCGTGACGACGGAGGAACGAATTGACGCACAACCAGCTCATACGCAAGTACCCGCCGCAGGTCGTGGTCGTCCGCAACGCAATACCGTCCGAGCTCCTGGCGGGGGTGAGGACGCCGAACGAAAAGGGTAAGCGCTACAAAGAGTCCGACTTCCTGCCCGAGGTCGACAAGTTCCTCCTCTCCTACGCCGGGAAGTACGGCACCCCCGTCGGGTACGACAGGGAACGCAACGGGGCGCTGGTGCAGGACGTCTTCCCCGACCGAAAGGAGGCGAGGGAGCAGATATCCTCCTCCTCGTCCGTCGTGCTGAAGATGCACACCGAGACCGCCTTCCACCAGTACAAACCGGACTGGTTGCTGCTCGCCTGCGTGAGGGGCGACAGGAGGGCCGAGACGACCTACGCGACGCTGGACGACGTGCTGTACGAGCTCGACGAGGCGACCACGTGGGAGCTTAGGCAGCCCGACTTCGTCACGTCGATAGACAAGAGTTTCAGGACCAAGGGCGAGCCCGACAAGGAATTCGTCGTCCGCCCGCTCGTCGGATCGGGCGACTGGGTCCTGACCTACGACGCCGACCTGATGCGACCGCTGACGGACCACGCGACGAAGGCGTTCGGCAAGCTGGGGGCGGCGATAAAGAAGAGGACGCGCAAGGTCGTGCTCGAGGCCGGCGACATTCTCGTCATCAACAACAGAACGACCGTGCACGGTCGCAACTCGTTCAAGGCCCGGTACGACGGGTCGGACCGGTGGATAAAGCGGATCCTCGTGCGCGAGACGATGCCGCCCCCGCGCAAAGTCAGGGACGGCGTGATCCTCACCGAAGTCTGACGATCAAAGTCCCACCGAACTCGCCCCGTACTCGGCCTGAGCCTGGGTGAATTGCTCGTAGAGCAACTGATTGACCAATCCCGCGCGAGAGAACGAAGACGACCGCATGTAGCTGGCCGCCTTTTTCGCCGCCTGGGCGAACCAATCGGCGTTCTGCGCGTCCGTTCCGTACGTCGCCTCGGAATTGGAGAAGCCACTGTATTCGAGTTGGCCTATCAATCCCAGGCGAGAGAACGACGAGCTGCGCAGGTAGCTTGCACCCTTCCGGACCGCCTGTTGATTCCAATCCGCGTTCTGCGCGTCGGTTCCGTAAATCGCGTCCGCCTGCGAGAAGCCCGAGTACTCGAGTTGAGATATCAACCCGGATCGGGAGAACGCCGAAGAACGCAGGTAGCTCGCCGCCTTGCTGACGGCGTTGCGTTGGCTCACCGTGCCCGCGAGGGTTGTCGTGGTCGTCGTGGTCGTGGTGGTGGTGGTTTGCACAACGGTCGTCGTCGTCGATCCCACGATTCCGCCGCCGATCGTCGTAGACGTGACCGAGCCGGCGTACGAAAGTTTGGAGTCGGAGAACTCCCCCAATCCGTACGAGTTCCTGGCGGCGACCCTGAATTGGTAGCCGACGCCGGACGCCAGGTTCGTGACCGTCGCCGAACGGTTCGCCACCGAGGTCTCCACCATCGTCACCCAATCCAGGGCGACCGTGCTTCGCATTTGGATGACGAAGACCGTGGCGACGGGATTCCCCCACGAAACCGGGTTGCCCCACGCGAGGGCGCCGGTCGCCGGGGCGAAATCCACGAAGGCCGGCTTGCCCGGCACCGCGTAGAACTGAACCCACGACAGTTTCCCTTTCTTCCTCACGCACTTGAGGCCGGTCGATTCGTTGACCGTTCCCGCTTTGGCGCACTTCTTCCCGACCGAGGCCTCGGCGGACGGAGCGACGAGGAGCGAAATCGCCCCCGCGGCGAGAATCGCCGAGAGAGACTTCCTCATTCGTCCGCCGCGAGCGCCTCGTACTCGCCCCTGTAGAGCTTGGAGAACTCCGAGGCGTGTCGGTGGGCCAGGACGATCAGGGCGCGGCGGCGTGCCTCCGCCCTCATGCGGTTCTTGATCCGCTGCTCCTCGAGCCGCTCGGCCTTCTCGTTGGCCGGGAGCGGCTTGCGGCCGCGCTTGCTGGCGCCCGAGGCCTGGATCTTCTCGTACTCGGTCTTTTCCTTCTTCCTAGTCACTACGTTTCCTTTCGTGGTAGTTATTTGCTTTTACCCTACCCGGGTAGGCATAAAAACGCAACCCCAATTAGGTATTGATTACCGGGCCGGGTTGCCGTAGGTTGGACCCGTGGCCATCGGCGACGACCTCCCCCTCCCCCCCGTGACGACGATGGACCACCGCTGCGACGAGTGCGGCAAGCCGATCAAACTCTTCGCCCCCGAGTTCTGGAAGGGCGAGGGCCACTACAAGCAGGTGATCGGGGGGATATGCCTCGACTTCTCGGGCGGGTACGACGAGTTCAACGAGCACCTGAACAAATCGTTCTCGTCGGACGAGAAGTACGTGGAGGGGTACATAGCGCTCTGCCACGACTGCACCGTGCTCATCTACTCGGCGCTCCCCAGGGCGACGGCCAAGTTCGGCCGGGGCCTGCACTCCCCGGACCCCGACAACTCCGAGAAGCCGTGCTGCAGGTGGTCCTGGACCCTGAAGAGGGTGGGGGGTCAGCTGAAGCTGTTCCTGCCCGACGAGACGGCCGAGAACTGGGTCGAGGCACCCCCTGAAGAAGGTTAAAACCGACGCCGCCACGAGCGCCAGGATGCGCCAGGTGAAGACGAGGGGTACAGGACCCGAGAAGGCGGTCGCCTCGCTCCTGAGGGCCTCCGGGACGCGTTACAGGTCGAACTGGAAGCACCTCCCGGGCACCCCGGACTTCGTCCTCATAGACCACAAGTCGGTGGTCATGGTCCACGGGTGCTTCTGGCACGGGTGCCCCCGGTGCTTCAGGCCCCCCAAGCGCAACCGGGCGTGGTGGCGGGCGAAGATCGAGGCCAACCGCCGCAGGGACCGCAGGGACGAGCGCAGGCTGCGCAGGGCGGGCTGGCGGGTGATGACGGTCTGGGAGCACGACGAAATTTCCCGGACGGCGCGGCGCCTCTCCTCCTTCCTTGGTCGGGCGTGCGACTGACCCACCCCCGACTACTCGGATAAATCCGGGCGAACCCGGGCGGAACGGCTATTCTGTGGGGCTATGGGCCACATGTTCTCGCTCGTCCTCGGGCTCGCCATCTCGTTCGCCCTGGTGTTCTTAATCGGCAAATTTTTCGCGGGCGACATCTCGGATAGATCCGAACCCGGGGACCACCCCTACGACACCTAGACCCGCAGGGCGTCGAGCGTCATCTCCTCGTACGTCCTGAACGTCTCGGCGAACACCTGCCCGTCCTCCCCGTAGAACTGGGTCCTCACCCCGGTCCTCGTCACCGTCAGGACGATCGACTCCATCGACTCCGGGTGCCGCGAGAGGTCGACGAACAGCTCCGCCTGCGAACCCCGCCGCACGTCGAACACCAGCTGCGACTCGTCCTCGAACTCCGGGAGCACGCCCACGACGACCACGATAGGCGGCCACGGGGCCGGGCGCAAGGCCGATCGGTCGGATAAATCCGATCGGGGCAGCGGCCACAACACCGGCGCACGGGTGCGCACCCGTAGGGGGGTCGGGCAGAAAGTTTGGCGAACACTCGTTTGCCTATGCGAACACTCGTTCGCCACACACACACACACACACACA